TGATATTACCGGAACAAATGCTGAGGTTGCTTTAGGTCAGTGGGAATATCAAGTATTCTCTCAAGGTAAACTTAAAGGTGGTGATGACCTTTGGATGACCCGATACTTCCTATTTAAGACAGCGGAAAAATATGGATACCATATTGACATTCACCCTAAACCATTACAACATGGTGAGTGGAATGGATCAGGACTCCACACAAACTTATCAACAGATATGATGAGAGATAATGGTGGTGAAGAATATTTCATGGCGTTATTTAACGCATTTGAATCAAGACACCAAGATCATATCAAGGCGTACGGATCAAACAACAACCTTCGCTTGACTGGTGAGTATGAAACACAATCAATCGATAAGTTTAGTTGGGGTGTGTCTGATCGTGGAGCATCAATTAGAGTTCCTCAGGACACGGCAAAAGAATGGAAAGGATATGTTGAAGATCGTAGACCAGGTTCAAATGCGGATCCATACAAGATCATTCGTGAAATTGTTAAATCACTTGTTGTTACACAACAAATATATGATGCAAAATATATGATGACCTCATTTGTTGATATGGATGGTCTTACCGGAAAATACGGTACAATGTCTAACGATGAGTTATTAAAAGAATATAGAGAAGAATAATAATGGAGAAAGAATGTATATGTGGTGGGACAGGACCTTGTCAGTGTCCACCAATTAAAGTAGAACAAGTGAACAACATGCCGGGACATAGAAATCCCCCACCACCACCTGAAAAAGAACAAGTAAACCATCCAAAACATTACGGAGGACAAGATAACCCATATGAAGCAATCAAAGTTATTGACGCTTGGGAATTAGGATTTAGTTTAGGAAACACAGTAAAATATATATCACGTGCAGGAAAGAAAGGAAAAGACAAAGAACTTGAGGACCTCAGAAAAGCCCTATGGTACCTCGAACACCACATCAAAACAATCGAAAAAGACAGGTCTTGATACTGAGATAGTAGTATTAGATGCGATAACAACACCAAACGAATTAATCCGTGAAACCCTAATTAATTTTATGTGGGGGTTTTTGGGGAACTCTATTGTTGTATTTGCGGCAAAAGAACTGGACTTTTTAGTTTTGATTAACTATATTGTTTATTACATTTTAATCTCGTATATTGTTAACAGGAAGAAATACGAAACCATGTTGGGTAAGTTTATTGTTCTTCCTGGATCCGCAGCGATTGGGGCATTTACGGGATATAAGTTGGCACAATTAATTACTAAAATAATTTAAATATGGAAGAAGAATGGGATCCAAATGAAAATCAAGGTAGGTCAAAAGAACACGTTGAACGAAACTATAGGTCATTTAAATTACTTGCTTGGTTCGGATCAGTGGTATTAATAGTGTTGGTAACTAGTTTAATCGTAAATTATATTGCAAAATGAAATACTATAAAATTACAATAGGTGGTAAAGGAGCTGAGGTTTACCCCTTCCAATTAAACACAGAACAATACGAAACTCTACGTGATGGTGGGGTTGAGCAGGATGAGTTGGACCATGATCAAATATGTGAGATATTAGGTGTTGATACTTTTTTTGATTCACCAAACGAATCTATTATGGGACCATATCCTGATGCATTCACCCTAAGAGTTGAAGATGAGGAAGGTAATGTTGTTTATCAGAGTGAGGATCTTGATAGTGATAGAACTGATTATGAAGAACAATATTGTGGTGAGGTTGCATATCTTATCATAGAAGATTATTGTAAAGGTGAACATATTGTGTACGACATACCATTAGAGGAGGACTTCAACATTGATAAACTAAGATTCAAAGTAGATGACATTGGTTGTCGTGTTGAGATTGTAAGTGGAATCTTATATGACGAAAAAGAATATAATATATATAAATCATTTGGTGATACATCCAGTAAAGGATACTATTATCATTTAACGGCAGGAATTTAAAAATGAAACTAACAGAAGAACAAAAAAATCAGATCCTAAATCAATACGAGGGATTAAAAAACGATGAACAAACACTAGGTGAAATACATGAAATAATTGTGGATTTTTGTTTGGACGAAGAAATCGTTGACTTATCAGATGATGAAGATGGGGACCTTTACGAAGAGTTTTCAAATGAAGTGTGGGATTTTTTAGAGAGTATTAAATAAGAAGATGATAGAAACAGGAAAAATAATAAACGGAGATTGTGTTGAGGTAATGAAAACATTACCTGAAGGATCTGTGGATTTAATCGTAACGTCCCCACCCTACGGAGTTGGTATTGCTTACGATGTTCACGAAGATGACGTTGAGTTCAACGAGTATGTGGAGTTTGCCAAAAATTGGTTAAGTGAAGCGTATAGATTATTAAAGGATGATGGGAGAATTGCTCTTAACATTCCTTATGAGATTAACAGACAGAAAAAAGGTGGTCGTATTTTCTTCGTATCGGAGATGTGGCAGATTATGAAAGAAATCGGTTTTGGTTTCTTTGGTATTGTGGATTTGGAAGAACAATCACCACACAGAAGTAAAACAACAGCTTGGGGTTCTTGGATGAGCCCATCAAGTCCGTATATTTATAATCCTAAGGAGTGTGTGATTTTGGCATACAAAAAACAACACATCAAAAAAATCAAAGGTCAACCACAATGGGCTGGAGAATTAACTGAAATTGAAAATGAAGATGGTTCTAAAAGGAACAAAATGGTCTATGACGAGAACGATAAGAAAGAATTTATGGAACTTGTGTTTGGTCAGTGGAATTACTTTGCAGATACTAAATCACTCACCAAGGCAACTTTCTCGATGGACATACCAACCAAAGCGATTAAGATATTGTCCTATAAAAACGATGTAGTATTAGATCCATTTGTTGGATCAGGAACTAGTTTGGTTGCTGCGGAAATATTAGATAGACGTTGGTTAGGAATAGAACTTTCACCAAATTATGCTGACGTTGCAAGAGGTAGAGTACAAGCGTTTGTTGATGAGAAAAAACAAGTTAAGATACAATATCAATAACATCACCCTCTTTAATATTGTATTTTCTACAATCACCACCTGGTAATTCTAAGATCATATCACCACTACCTTCATAATTATCACATTTATCTGAGTGACAGGGTTTACAGTTGTGATGGATCTTTGTGATTAGATCACCATCAATAAAAATGATATCCAAATGGACTACACAATTTTTCATCCAAAAGGAGTGTGGTTCATTTTTCATTAAAAATAACATACCATCAAAAGTTCCGTCAAACTTTTTGCCCATCATACCATTTTGAATGTCTTTGGTTGTTAAAACAGTTTTAACATTAAAAAAGTTATCATTTATTTTTACTTTCATATTTATAAATATCTATGAGAAAGTTTAGAAAGAGCGCTGGTGTAATAATTAAACATGGTGATGAGGTTTTATTATGTAAACGATCACCTGAAGAGTCATTGCCAAACCATTGGTCTATACCTGCCGGTGGTATTGAAAGTGGTGAATCACCGGGTCAAGCAGCGATCAGAGAAGTGTTTGAAGAGACAAATATTAAACTAACAACTGATTTGGATTTAGTTGGGATGATTGATACGAAGAACGATGAGGGATCAAAGGTGGGTATGATGTTTGTGTTTCTACAGGAAACCAAAGACAAAGAAGAACCTGATTTAGATAAAGCATCACATGGAAAAGAACATACCTCATGTAAATACTTCAAGAAGGAAGACCTACCAAAACAAAAAAGAACCGAAGAATTAAGAAATATTATCAAAAAAATCCTGAAATAGTTTTTTCAACTCGAAAGTTTTCTTATCTTTGTAGAAATAAATCACAGATGATAAAGACAACCTTCAACCACACGATTAGAATTATGAATGAAAAGTTCGGGGCATTACTTACCGAATCTTTCGTTGATCCAATCCAGTTCAAGATCTTCTTGAAGATGGTAGACGGAGCGTTGAATTTAGGTGAAGACCTATCTTACTTTGATGGTAATACATTCTTGGTTCACATCCCAAACAAAATTTTGAAGGAATCTATCATCTTGACAAACGTCAGTGAAATTAGTATAGGAGAACAAGTTAGAAACAAAATTGAAACTTTAGTATGATGAAATTATTTGTAAGTATTTTAGCTCTTGTTGTTTTAAGTTCTTGTGTTAAACAAGAACCTAAACCTCAACAACCAATCGCACCTCAACCAATCATAACCAATCCACAACCTGTCGATAGTACATTATCATTTGCTGGTCAAACTTGGGTCGTAACAAAAGTATTAAATACGGACATGATGTACGAGAACCGATCAGACACTTTGGTGTTCATTGATGCTGACGACTACACATTCAATGGAGTTCCGAGTAAGTACAATCTTGGTGTTACACCAACATCGTATAAATTAACTATTTATGATACGGCTTGGGGTAATATTGGTGGAAGTTTGTTTAATTATAATATTGTTTCAGGAAAGGTTGACGGGTTGGATTTTTTTGATATATTTAACTCAAGTCGTAAAGTTAAACTTTGGATGACAAAACTATAGTTTCTTTGTTCTATCAAAACAAAGTGGTGGAGTAGACGACATTCAATGTCGGACCTAAAATTAAGGTGAGAGAAATCTCACCTTTTTTTATTTTCCTTATATTTATTAAGAAAAATATAATATGAAAAACAAATTTGTATTAACTGAAGATGAATCAAAAAGAATTCTCTCATTACATAAAGAAAAAATCGATAAAGAAAGAACTAATTTAATTGAGAATGTTGGTAGTAAGAAAATATTAACAGAAGCAATTTGGGATAGAGTTAGAAATAAAATTTTAGAATGTAAGTATAATAAGGAAAAACCAACAATGAGTACTAACTCATTAAATAAATTAGCTTCTAACATTAAAAATTGGCCTAGTGATGTACAATGGTCAATGGATATTACAGATAGATCTTCAATCTTAGGTAGATCCAAAAAAGCGGCAAATTGGGTCGCACAACAAATATATAAATCAAAATCTAAAGGTAATTTTTGTAAATTAATAGATTTATATAACAAAAACTATGCTGATAAGAACTTTTTTGAAGATTATGATAATGCCTTTGATGGGGATGCTAGTTTCTCAATTCTAAGTGCTGCGGTTAATAAAGTGATGGGTACTGAGGGTAAAGTACAAGAAACTCCACCCCCACCAGTACCATCAAAACAGGGATGTCCAAAAATTATTAAATCATTCACTGATGCTGGGTTTATTCAAATAACGGTAGAAAGATATAGAGAATTGGCAAATGATGCGACAAGAGTTAGAAAATATAAATTTTGTCCAGTAACCAAAAAGAATTTGTTTTTCGCTAAACCTAAACAAGGTACCGAAGGAGGTGACGGTGATGACAACTCTGTTTTTAAAGGTGGAGGAGGAACAACATACTCTTTCGACTACAACCAAATCTTAACAGCGATTAATCAAAAAT